CATCGATTTCGTTTTCCTCTGTTACTTTGATAGCCATTTTGTCGGCTACCAGCCCCAGTAGGTCTTTACGCACCCCTGAAAATTTCTTTTGCAGTTTTGCGAGAATCTTGTACTTCAACATTGACAATGTAATTGGATTAACGAATTCGTATAGTCGGCCCCCATTGTAGAATAAAGTGGTTAACAAACAATGGTTCCAACCGTTATTATGAGCACAAAATTAGGTGCACAACTTGTTCCGTTTTATTTTCCAAATTTTTTTCCTCATTAACTAAAAATTAACTGCTGCTCTTATGAAGAGTTGTAGATTGTGTGCCTAGTTCCTGATAAGCTAAGGGTGATCCGAAACAACGCCGTATAATGGTGAAGAACCCGGAAAAGCCACAACAAAGGCTTATTAATTATGAATTTCTATTATGAAATCAGAAATGGACAGTGCACCAAGGTGCTTTTAAGGAAGTGTATCTTTAATAAAAAATTAAAGAGAAGGGTTTGTGCCAAAAACGGCAAAGCCATGACTATACTTATAAAAGTAGACTGTTCATATTGCAATTCTTGCAAGTAGGAACTAGCACTGGGTGGGCTGAACTTGCAGCGCCATCCTTCTTATTTTTCTGGTGTAATAGGTTCCTGCATTTTCTCTACCCCCAAAGTTCCATCGTCCTTCATCTTCTCTATTTCTACATCCGCATTTTCGACAAGTGGGTTATTCCTGACAGCTGTTTCCTGACTCATTATTGGTTTTCCGGTACCAACAGCTGTGGATAGCAATTGAATGGTCTCCTGGTCGTTTTTAGGCAGGAAGTATTCAAACTTAGGCGTAATCGGCAAGGCCTGTAGTTTTGAAAGGCTTACCTGGATCTTGCATATTGCTGCTTTCAGGAAATTAATACGGCGTTGAATGCCCTCACCAAATATCCCCTCCTTTTCGGCTGCCTTAAGATGTGCAGAAAGGAACAGCATCTTTAAAGCTGTACCTGAAAATGTTCCAAGTCCTTTCATTTCTTCTATGGAGATATCAGGTGTATTGGTAAGGGTGTAAATCAACTTTTTGAGGGTATCCATCTCCAGTTTAGTTGACTCAGGAGATTGATCCCAGATAAGATATTGTGCTTTTGCCCCTCCTTTGGATTGGAGGACTTTTCCTGATTCCCCTTTGTCGGCAAATCCTGTTACCTCTCCTTCGACAAAAATTATGGGGCTGCCGAAGTAATCATTCGTATCAGCGAGATTAGACAGCTGTGTTTCCAGGCGATCTATAAGAGGCTGAACATCCTTCCAATCAGGTGCAGGCTGAGAGTAATAAATTATTTGAATTTTACCAGCAGGATTTGCCTCTTTAGTAACACTCCACCCATTGTCTGATTTTACTCCTTTATGGGTCTCATTATCCATAAATACATCGAAGTGTTCCTCCTTCTTATCTCCTTTGGTAAGGTCATACCCGCAGCCAAAAGCAATCAAATTGCCAAACTGGTCAAACACAGGATAAAGTCTATATCCGAGTGATCTGGAAAGCATCTTAACTCTAAGCTTAAATTTTGCACCTTCTGCGGCAGTACCGTTCCAGTAATTATCCTCGGCTGGCAGAGTGTACCATAACTCTGCACATTCCGTCTCCCCCATCATCATTTTTGCCAGCTCCATTGATTTAAAGGATAATTTATTATCATCCCATACCTTCTGTATAACGGCGAGAAAGCCCTTTTGGGCGGTATCTGTCGGCTGACAGCTTAGTTGGATTGGATTACCACACAAAAAGGCCGCAGCACGACCTACAATGAGCTTTTGTAGGCCTATTGGCAGTCTTGCCACGGGAACAGTTGAAGTTGTTCCATTACTATCCTTCTTTTGCTTGTCCTTTCTCTTGTCCTTCTTCATGACATCATGATCCGTTGGATCAAGCTGCTCCAAGAAGGTGTCTACATCCCTATCCGGTGCCTCCTTCTCAATTTTATCCTTAATTTCTGCGAAAGTCTCTTCTGTTATCTGCAATTCTGCCAGTTCCATGGGTTAACTATTAATGATATGGGTGTAAAGGTCGAAGCGGTACTTGTTCCACTCAAATAAATTATACTTCTTGGTTGCCCAGGAATGTAGTTGATCACCTAATTTCCGGGCCTCGCTGGGGTTATTGGAAAGGTACCGGATATGGTCCACCCAATCCCGGGCTTTTTTAGCCCACAGCACAGGAGCGTCATAGTCGTCAGAGTACGGTGATACCTGTGAGCAAATAACCGGAATGCGTTTAACTGCAGCTTCAAGTAGTTTCAGATTGGATTTGCATGAATTAAACTCATTGCCTTCTAACGGTACCAGGCAGGCGTCGGCCTTCTCGTAAACGGCCATATAAGAATCCAATGGCTGCTGTAAAATGGTGCTGTAATTGGGCATTCTCCCCCCGGCACTCATGATGCTCTCCATTTTCGGCCAGGTCATTGTCGTATCTTCCTTTTGATGGTTATATCCTGCGAGGATAAAGCCTAAATGGTTTGATTTTTTGCTGGCGATATGCTTAAGGGCACCTTCTATTAGCTGAAGGTCATGCAGGTGAGATCTCTGGCCAGCGTAGATAAATCGGAATGGGTTAGCAGATGCACTGTTTTGAAAGGCAAACTGCCCATGGCCATACGGTAATGCATTGGGGATTATGTGAACATTTGGGTTATACTCCCTCACCTTGTCTGCCAAGCGTGCGGTGGTTACTGTTACGGCATCAGCCAGCCGGATATTCATGATTATGGTATCCGGTACCTTCTTCTTACGGTAATAGCTGGAAAGGAAATGGTGTGGGTACAGGTGCCAGTAATCATCCAGGTCCACCACTACCTTGAAGCCATATTGCTTTTTAAGCGTTTCTGCAACCTCTATACCGTATGGAAAGTCACGGTTCCACACAACCAGATCGGCCACCTTAATACGGTCTTCTAAGGTATCCCCTTTCCTTTCAAAGGCCTTGTTATCAACCAGACCATTATCATACTGGAAAGGTAGGACGATTCGGTGGTAGTCGCAGCCGCTGTCAGGCTTATATAGTGCCAAGGCTTTTATCATAGTGGCTTGGATTGACGTGAATAGCCATCAAAGTGCAGGTGCTCACACTGGATGTCGTGATCGTTGAAGATCTTGTATTTGCCATCCTGTGTAACATCGTGGCATATCCAGGCATCAGGGAAAGCTGCCCAGTTTTCTGCACTGATACGGAATGGGTACTGCTCGATCACTTCCCGGCGATATACCGTGCATCCTGATAAAGCATGATGGGTAGGTTGAATACCGGTTAAAGTATAGTCATGAAAGCCCTGATAGTATAACCCGCCAAGGATACCCCAGTCTTCCGGCAGCTGCTCAATGCTTTTTTCTAAACTTTCCAGGAGATCCACAGGTGGGATAACGTCAGATTCAATAATTAGGAAACGATCGCAGCCACTCTGCAAAAATTCTTCTCTTAAAACCGCCACAGATTGGCCGACGTTGACATGAAACTGCCGGTCACATTTAACAATTGGGATCTGTGTTAGTTTCCATCTTTGGGGTGTCAGCCCTAGTATAATTTGTTGCAACCTTAGGTAATACTGATTCTTTAGCTGGTCAGTATTATCTACTATACTGGTCATGTAATAATTTCCACTTCTGGTAACTTCAGATAATCTTTTAAAAAAGACCTGATCGCAGTAGTCTTTGCAAGCATTGGTGTAAACGGCAATAAAGTATTTGCTCATGATCTTAAATAATTATAGTAGCACAGGGGCTGATTAACAATAAGGAATTGATCTTTATAGCGCTGGTAGAGGTCTTCTATGAAGACACCATCCGCGTCGTACTTTGTTTCGTCAAAACGGCATCCATAAGCCATTCCAGCGCGAAACATATACTGTGCAGTATCTATGTTGCCAACAGTTACAATTTCAGGATCTGCTTTGAGTCGGAGGTCGCCATTTTTATGGACCTGATCGAATATCAATCCTCCAAACTGGTTCGCAAATTCTTTATTCGCAGCAAGCCAGGGGATAAGATATGGATGCAGGATATTATCATCATCTAGGCTCATTACCCACTCGGCCGCTACTCCTGGCCCTTCAATGCGATTGCGCCATTCGTTTTGAATCAGGTAGCTATTTCTGTGTACATGCCCTGCCATTCCTGTCATGTGCGATCTTGTCAAATGAACCCAATCTCTTTTTCGAAATTCAAGGTCACAATGATTATGGATTATGTTATGTACCGACCTGTCCACATGAATATGCCATTCTATATGGATATCTTGATCAAACTGCTGGCTGTATTTAATTGATTCACCTATTCTTTGGAGATTTTCCGGTCGTGTACATGGGGTAATAATATTAAGTACTAATTGCTGATTTGACATAGATTGAATTTTAGAAGAAAATCCCACTGAGATCCTGAGTTTCATGCTCCTGGAATTCTGGGTAAAATGTATTTGCAAGAGCGTCGGCTTTATCAGGAGAACGGCCTAAACGCTTTTTGATATCCTCCTTTGGCTCTATGATGATTTTACCATTGCTTTGGAACTTCCACTTTGCCTCAGTCAGTTCTGCTGCTAGGTCATCATCAGGCGGAAGCATGGCTTTAGAATTCTTAGCAGGGTCCAGCCAGTCGCGAACCGCCCACATCAGGTAGGCTCTCATATTGGCAAACTCGTACTGCCCGGTAAAGTCTTGTAAAGGGTTGCCGTTTTCATCCGCTGCTGCTTCTGAGTATTTACAAGAGTAAATACCTGGTATTCTCAGTTCTTCCAATCTGGAAAGGACACCGGCACCTTCTCCAATAGTATCAATGAAGGCCTTTACCTTCTTACCTGTAAAAGCGTCTGAATGTTGTTTGATCTTGGCCACGGTCATCCCGGCAATCTTCATATGTTCTGCCTTGCCGCCACTAAATACCATCTCAAACGGGGCTACATAGTTCTTGTAACGGGAGCAGAAGCAGGAACTGTCTCGGCCCATACCGGCAACGTCTACTCCGAGGCGTAACGTAGGATCTTTTTCAAATCCATCATTGTGGAAATCATGCCAGCGTTTGTTAGCCAGTTCGATCCAGGATAAGGATATAAGTACATCTGAGGATTCCTTCGGGAACATACCCAAAACCTTTACCCGGAATAAATCATTAGGCCGGTACCAGTAT